TCGTCTCGATTGGTTGCCGCACCCAGCGCAGCACCAGCCATCATCATCGTTGCCGGATCAGCCATGCTTACCTCCCGCTTGCGCCCAACAGACCGCCAGCAACAGCGCCAGGAACGGCGTATTGCCCACCAGGGATCATGCCGCCCAACGTATATCCTGCAAGCGCACCACCAAGCCCACCAGCGACCGGCGAGCGATATGTCGGCGCAGTGGTGATCGTCCCCATCGGCGCACCGTAGACTGCCCCCAGGAAGCTCTGTAGAGCGCTATACGGGGCTTGCTGGCCGAAGTTGAACCGAGCAATGTCTGCTGCGAGCGCTTGCTCCTGATACGCCTCTTGACCCTGTCCAGCTTGCAACAAACGCTGAAGGTCGGCGTACTCGGACTGAGCGAGTTGGGGAGCAGCAGCGGCAGCGGCCTCTTGTCTAGCACGTTCCTGTGCGTAGTTCTGATATGCCATCTGCTGAGAGATGTCACCCAAACCACGAGCAAATGCCTCTGTAGCACCGCTTTCCAACTGAGCCTGTGCACCCGACCCGTAGCGGCCAGCAGCAGACGCTTGTGACTGGATTTGTCCTAGACGTTGCTGGAACTGTTGCTCCAACGGACGGGACGCAGCAGCGATTGCGCCTTGCAGGAACGGATTTGGTCCGAGATACGCACCGGATACCGTCCCGAGTTGCTGTTGTAGCGCGGTTTGCTGGAGCGGAGAACCTGCCATCGCTCGCTGACCAGCGGCTTGCAGCGCCTGAGTGGTGAACTGGCTAGGCCCAACATAAGTATTGCCTTCGTAATACTTAGGAGGGCCAAGTTCATACAGCCGTTGAGCCTCTTGCAGACCCCTCTCTACAAACGGTTGAACAGTCGGATCAATCCGCTGTTGTGAGACTTGTTGCGATCCACCGCCAGCCATATCACACCTCTGCTATCCACTGCTTGGGTCGGAATCCGTGTTTTCTCGCTACACGCTCCCAACCGGGACGATTTGAGTCAAATGAAATTCTACGCGACCCACCCGCTTTCGCAATCTCGCGGATGTGCCTAAAGCCCTCATCCATCAGCATCTGCCCCCAACCACACCAAACATGAAGGCAGTCACCCAACGGTTGCATCACTCCAAACCCAACAGGCTTACCCTGATCTGTCACTACCCACAACATAGACCGGCCATTAAAACAGTCGGTGTATACATCCTCCGGTATCCAGTTGCCATCCGAGTGTTCTTGGACTTCCAACAGTCGAGGTCTGACCCAGCCCCAGATTTCGCGCAACTTCTGCGGCTCGATGAACACCCTATCCAAGAACGACATACCGATACGTCTTGTCTGCGGTTGAGTTGGCAAAATGGTTGACCGTACACTGCCCTTGAGTCTGGTTCGATGCGTAGATGTCAGACGATGACGACTCGTCCACCTTGTTGATCGTGACAATCGCGCTTGGAGTCGTCGGTCGCGTCGGACTTGTCTGTGCTGGCAAATGCTCCAACGTCACATCTGTAGAACTGGTCGCCCACATAATCTGAACGTAGTCACCCGCTGCCAGTTGGATGTAGAAGTTGAGAGCAGCAATCAGATGTCCATCCACCCCGCCATGACTGTTAGGGACTGAGAACTTACTGTTCGACCCCGCTACATCGGTCCCGTTCTTGCGGAACCATACGTCTACGTCCTGAATAGCAACATTGGCATTGGCGAACTGAAACGAAAACTGGATGTTATAAACGCCAGCGGATCGGACGGTAATCTGCGAGTTGCTGACAATCGCCACACCAACGGCGTAATCCGTCGTGTCTAACGTGATTGCATACGCTGCGGTTGTACTAGCAGCGGATTGATCTGTAGTGTCTTGGAACGCTCCGTATGGCACTGCATCGGCTATCGCAGCAGCACTGTACGGGACGAACAGAATGATCGATTCTTCGCTGATCCTAGCGTCCAGAAGCGTTGTAGTAGTAGCGTTCCCCGTCGCAAGCGTAATGGTGCCGACAGAGTTGATCTTACCGTCGAGAATCCGGTTGACAACTTCAGCGACTTGCCTCGGCTGTCCACCGGCCTGGGGCAGACGCAGAAACATCATCGGCCCCCGGTCTGAATCAGATCAACGTCAACACCTACAGCGCTGACCCAGTTGCCAGTTGGTACAACAGATAGACGATGAAACTTACCGCGAGAACGTAGAGACACGCGATTATCAGAATCAGCAGCAACAGGACTCGCATAGCTGATGTTCCCGTCCAACCTCTTTCGAGACGCTACCGCAACAGTAGCTGACCCGTTATCAATCAGTGGCCTCGCAAGCGTGATGATAGATTCGAGACCCTGCGCCTCAATATCGCCAGTCTGAAGCGTAGCAGTAAGGTCGTCACCGCCGAACGAAATGATTTTATCCCCATCGACGCCACCCTGAATCAGTTTGCCGCCAGACCAAATCCTAGAGTCCAGACTTGCAGGGACCGTATCAATATTCGGATACAGCGCGGCTAGACTCTCCAGGTCAGTGCTGCTTGTCGCAACAGTGCTTACATAGTCAGCAGTTGTCTCGCCATGCGTCCACTTGTCTACCTGCCAGTTGTAGACCAGCAGTTGCTTCATGGCAAAGATGTCGGTAAAGCACCATGTCACCGTCTTGTTGATCGGGTCAACAGCAGCAGACATCTCCGTTAGCTTGCCAGGGTCGAGCACAGAGTAGAACCAACGGTCTACCCGTTCAGCGCCGATTGGTTTAACCGTCTGACCATCGCAGACAAAGAACCCATCGTCTGACAGGAAGAACGTCATCGACCCGTACTGCACGACAGAACGGGACTCGTAGCAACCTAGCGAACGGGTGAGCGTGTCGAACTGGAAATACAGGGGAGCGCCGATGTACGTCATCCGCACAATAGAACGCTCCATGAGCACAAGCCCAAACTCTCCGCCAGTCAACCCTCTAACTTCACCACCATCAGGAATATCCTGCGAATCAGCTTGACTCCCAGAACCAGAAGTCCAGTCTGTAGCGTCGTTAATGTCAGACCACTGCACTCGATTGGGATAACTTGCCTGCTTGCCAGTGACTACAAAGTCACGAACAGTCGTCACAAACTGGGCAGTCGGCGCAGATGCGTTCAGATCGGCAAAGTTAGCAGACGATCCAACCGTCCATGCTTGGAGTTTGTCCAGACCGTTCGCAGCGATCAGCGTCTGACCGAACTGCGTAAACGTCCACTGTGTTGTAGTCGTGTAGGCAGAAGCGGTGCGCGATACGTCCTGAAGGTATCGCAGCGTTGTCGCCGTTCCGCCAGAGGTGTAAGTGCCGAACGCTGTTGAGTTCACCCCGTCAAGACTGAACGAGTTGGCATCGATCACCGTTATGACGTAAGAGTTGCCGTTTAGCTGCGTCATCCCACCGACATCGGCAATTGATACTGTGATCCCTGTACGGAACCCGTGACCCGTAGCGGTAATCACGCAAGGGTTAGCGTTCGTTGCTCCGGTAATTGTTGCAATCTTGCTGGGCCAATAGCGGAATAGCTTGTTAGCGCCAGCGGCGATCAACAGGGTATCGGTGTTCCACCGTGCTACAGAACAAGTCAGCAGGTTTTCGCTTGCAGAGTTGGAGAAGTCGGCAGCGGATGGCATTGGACCATAGCCAACACCCAACGGGAGACAGTTCTCTGCCTCCGTTAGCGAGTCAGCAATACCGGGTCGATCCGGCGTCCACTGTCCGAAAGTTACTCGCATCTCACGCCCAGGGAAGTGCCGGAGCAATTACCGGAGGGTTCTTCTGGTTCTCGATCTGCTGAGCCACCGCAGCCTCGGTCGCGTCCTTGTCAACCCCATTTGCCCAAATCCATTGGAGCACTTGCTCTTTGGTCAGGCTGGCGTAGGGGGTGAATGACTCAGGATCGGGCGAGGGCAACGCGCAGGCGGCGTAGACGGAAGCTGAGTAGCCGTCCACGGTATCCGAGCACTGCCAGTGGGCGACGATGCAAACGTCCGACAGATCGCCTTCTGAGACTTTGCAGTCAAGCTGGGAGATGTTCCAGTTCATTATTAAGCCCCTTTGAGTGCGGCCACTTCGGCCTCTAGGGTTTCAATACGGGCCATTGCTTTCATCAGCACGCCATCAACACGCAAGGCACACAATACGATCCATCTGCATATGTGCAAGTCACATGAGTTGAAGTCACTTTAGCAACAGTCTTTGAGCGAACAATGTCATCACCTTGAGGTTTAGCTGTTCCGTCTCCGGCAGACATTAAAAGATCACCACGAGCAACCGTCACGCCTTGAGCAATACGGATAATCATATCGCCAGTCATTGCCATGTTGATTTCATCAACATCGTGGGCTTCATCATGGCCCCAGTTCACAAACACACCGGCTACATTTGGGTCGCCCTCAACATCTGAAACTTTGACCTTATTTAGCTGCTCATTAGCTACAGGCTGTCCGTCTTTGTAATACTCGTTCATCTCATTAAGGTTAGACATTACTGTACCCTTTAGCAGCAAGGGCTTATCCAGCATCTGCGCCCAACGCGAAAGATGACCCCCATTGTACGAAACCGTTGTGCCAGATACAGAAATATCTCCTTCAGCGGTTCCGTCTTGATAGAAACCTACTAATACTCCGTCATCTGTTTTGCGGTTTACATAAAGAACAACTCCCTCAGACCTACTATGAGAGGCAACCCCTGTTGAATTAATCGCATGGCCTGTTACATTACTACCAACCGGGTCAGTGTTTGTCGTCCCAACCAACAAATCCCCACCGCTGGTGATACGGGCGCGTTCGGTGTTGTTGGTGTAAAACCTTTGGTAAGTGGCTCCGCTTGAGTAAACCGTCATCCCGCCAGAATCTTGCAGGATATAGCCCGCCAAAGAAGCTCCGTTACCAAACGACAAAATAGAGTCAGTCGTACCGTTAACCGTAATATTTCCGCGATTTGCCGCTGAACCGAGAGCACTTGTCGCCCCAACCAACAAATTCCCACTAGCATCCAGCGTCATTGCTTGGGTGAAGGTGATCGCGTTGCCTGCGGTGCCGGAGGCCGCTGTTCGCCATACATGCTCTCCACTTGCAGTGTCATACCGAGTTGCAAAGCCGTTGTTTTGATACTTAAACGCGCCGTCAAAATACCAGTTGCTTCCAAGGTACAACACTTCAGCGGTGCCTTGCTGACCAGCAATGATCCCAGAATATCCAAGCTGCATAGACCTAATGGTTGTCATTGCGGCACTAGGCGTCACCCCCAGACCGAGGTTGCCGGAGGCGTCGAGGCGCATGTATTCACTTGTATAGCCTTCAAAAATCAACGCTGCATTAGCGTTCCCAGCATTGTTAAACGCACTAATCCGCATCTGAGCGGCGGAAGTGCCGTTTTGCACTAGAAACTGCCCGTTGCTGGTTTTAATGTTAAAAACGCCTGTCGGCGAACTCAACCCAATCCCAACATCCCCCGCCGCAGTCACCACAAACGGCGTCGCATCTGGGTTGGCGCTATCCTCCACCTCTAGCGCATTGCCAGTACCCGTCTGCGTGATCCTGAGTGCTGGAGTGGTGGAGTTCACCACCATGACATAGCTGTCGCCTGCTTGTGCGGCTTGGATCTGCGGGACAACTGTATTGAGCAAAAGCGCCTGATAGACAGCCATGATTTACCTCAAATCGGATAGTATTCTGTTCCGTCACTCGTCTTGACGGATGACGCAACCGTGTAGTCAACCCCTGACCCATCCCTAACAGGCAGGCCAATCGTGTACTCCGTCCCAGCACTGTCGTCCACTATGAACGGAGCACCAGGAACCGGTACATAACCCCCAAGTGATCGCAGGTTCGGGAGTTTTAAGTTAAGACCGAGCAACATTACAGCAGTCCGACAATGTTGCTTGCAGTCGTGTTGGTTGACCAGACCCGTCGAGCCATCACCGGCAGGATTACGCCAGCAGGGACGTTGTAGAAGATCACGCTCCCGCCACCGGTGTCGTTGATCCGCACGTTACCCGACCCGCCGATGTAGAGCGCACGAACAGGCGCAACCAGATCAGAGTCGGCTGGGGTGATAGCAATGCAGTTAACAGCGCAGCTATCAGGAGTCGTTGAAAATGGAGCAGCCATGTCTACACCCACACATTAGACGAAGTTGATGAATCTTGCCACAAATTGCTAGAACAGATAAAGCCTGTCCCACTACTGTCCAGAATTTCCAGACTTACAACGTACCCAACAGCAGAACTCGATAACACTGTCAGCGAACACTGGTAATCAACACCGTTAGACGCTCTCACCAGGAAGCTAGAGTCGGTTGACTTAGTGACCCAAGCATCGACATTATTCCTGATCTCCTGCCAGCCAGCGTCTCGCGTATCAACTATCCCGCTAAACGGAGCCTCTGAGAATGACGAGATGCCAAACATTAGAACGTCACTTCCGTCGTCTCAATCTTGCAGACCCAGCGAATCGTAGTGCTGGCCTGACCCGTAACCGTTACAGCCAACCCACCGTTTGTAGTGTCAGCCGATAGCGCCACCGTCCAAGTAGACGCTCCAGCATCAGCATACGGGCTACTCACCGTTGATCCTGTCAGCGTCGTAGAGGCAGCGTTAGCACCCCGCTTGATCTGTCCGTCAAACGTCCATGACTTTGTGTCACCACCTCCAGTAACATTCGCAATGACAGAACCACGAAAGTAAATTGCGGAGTTGTTCGGAAGGATAATCTGATTGGTCGCGCTAGCAGATGACGTATTAGACCGCAGAACAGTAGACGTTGCGCTGGTCGTTGTCCTTCCAAGGATCAACAGACCACCCTGAGATACCCCTTGCACAGATGCAATCGGCGCGTTACAAGCAGGAAATGCTTGATAACCAATTACACCCCTTGTCGATCCGTATGCGCCACCGGAAATAGTTGAATACGCAGAGTTTGCGGCATGGGAAAGGCCGCCGCCAATGAATGAATACGCGCCAGATGCCGTGTTGAGATAACCCCCAACATTGGAAGAATAACTTCCGTTGGCCCAGTTGAAGTATCCACCACCAACAAATGCTCTTGTTGACTGCGCTTCGTTAAAATCACCACCTCCGACAAACGCACTTGTTCCGGAAGCCACATTTTGATTGCCAGCAACTACCGTTGTTGTGGTAGTCGATGCGATATTTCCAAACCCACCGCCAATAAACGAATAAGCGCCAGACGCTCTATTGCCTTGCCCACCAACAACTACAGATATGTCGCCACTCGCTACTTCATTAGCAACATCTCTAATCGTTTGTAAATCAACCGCTTTCGGCCCACGCTTATTGCCGCCGGTCACAGTGCCATCTGGGACGCTTGCCAAGATTGCGCCATCGCTCTTGGGTACGATAGCAATATCACCGCTAGCGGTCGTAACAGCAGAGGTTAGGCTCGCAACATTGACGGTATCGTTAGGCGAAGCAGTGTTATACGCACCATTTACCGGCAACGTATCAGTGTTTACAGATTTGCTTGCAGGGTAGGTGCAGAACACATCTTTTACCCCAGACCCGAACCCAACAAGACTGCCGTTGTTGCTGCTTGCAAGCACCGTGTCTCGGGTCAACGTGCCAGCGCCAACCGTACCGATACCGACTTCCCAATCGGCTATACCCTGGATGCAGTAATAGGTAGTGTTGCCGTTGCCGATAGACGAGAACGCCTGATAGCCCTGGACAGCACCAAGCAACGTGATAGTGCCCGTCCCCTGCGTGCTCGTCGTCTCTTTTACCCGGTCTTTCAGTACGAGTGCCATTATCGTGCCGCCACTCTCATCACCAACGGGCTAGCAGAGAACTCCGCTTTGTCGTCCGACTCCGTCAGCGCAGCGATTCCACGGTTGTACAGCGCACCCCAGACTTGCAATCGAGCGTCGTTCATAAGATACGGCTCTGCTTCTCCCAGGCTTGCGTACAGGAGGCAATCCATTGCATTCACCGTCCAGACGTTCGTGGTGTTCGTGTCAGACAGGAACGCAGGAGCGGAGTAGTACAGCATCACCAACGTGTAAGCGGTATCAGGCGTCGGAGCGAACTTGAACTCATCAGCGAGAATCGTATAGTCCACCGGCCTGCCTGACTCGTAACTACGGGAGTTGCGGGTAAACAGGCTCGGCGTCATGTAGTTGAGCGGGTAGACCGGCTCACCATCCGTGTACAGATCGCGGATTTGCAGAAAGTCAGACGGTAGCTGCACCGTGTCATCGCCCCCAGTCGTGGAGGTGGTGACAGAACGCAGCATCTGCCGAATGCGAAGTTCTCTCCGCAAGCGGATCTCAGCCAGACGGATGAAATCCGGGATCTGGCTACTTAGATCGCTTCTTGCGAGATAGCTTGCGACTGCTGTTTGCAGATCGCTGTAGGTCGTTAGGGCCATGCTTTACGTCATCCCAACCGAATATTTTGACCCCTATGTGTCCAATGTGCATCGACAACTCGTGATCCACCCAGACAGGTATATCGTTTTCCATACACCGGACGCAGAATGTTACATCCTCGCCGATGACGTTCCCATGATCTGTCCAGATGACATCAAACCACGGACGGGGAACCTTTTCAAACACTTCCTTATTGACAAGGGTACACGCAAACCCTACCGCTGTCACCTGCTCAATTCCCTTCTTCCCCCGGCTCTCAACCTTGTGCCAAACCTGATAAGGCTCACCTGTAGGCTTACCTTGCAGCATCTCGCGTTCGATCTTCAGGTTCAGCGCAGTCGGTAGGATCGGCTCGCGTCTGGTCGTGGCATTTACCCCAACCATCGTAACCTGCCGCGATTGCAAGATTTCTAGCGTGTTGGCAGGGAATCGCTGGTCAGAGTCAATCCATAACAGTTGGTCCGCACCCCACTCTAGAGCCTCCGCAGCGAGTTTCTCGCGCTGGGTAAAGATCAGCGTCCCAGGCATCTGCAACAACTGGATGTCGTTAACACCTCGCTTTGCCTCGTATGCACACAGCCTTGCAAGGTCGAAACAGAACCCTGCCATCACTTCATCTCGACACGGTACGCAGATAGCGACTTTCAAATGTGCCCCGGATGAGTTCTAAAGAATCGGTTGTCAGGATGGTTCAGGAAGGCTTTGAACGCCTTGCTGTCGATGACCTTGAACCCTTGCATTACCCGCTTGCGGTTCAAATCGTCAACAACAGTCAGCGGCAAGCGAGCAACGTGTGTGATTACGTCGTCAAACTTGTTAGCTGTCTCGTTGTACTGCTTTTTGTTGGCCTCGATGATTTGGGAAACATCCTGTCTGGTTTCCAAAATCACTCCATCATCCGTGTCATGAGCAACGGTGATCGAGTTATCGTTTACAGAGAATAGTCTTGGCATATAAAAACGCCCCCACTCGAAAGCAGGGGCGTCCACTCCGTTAAGAGTTACAGCGCTGGGTCAAGATCGAACACACCGCCATGAGCGGCTTCGTTACGCATCTCCAGCGTGAATTCGCACAGAAGCTGCGTTTTCTCGCTGTCGCCGACTTTTGCAAGATCGGTCGTCGCAAACGGGCGCAAATACGCAAGGGCTGCGTATTCAGGATCGAGCAACAGTGCGTCACGGGTGCGCTGGAATCTATTAGGAACGATTGAAATTGAACCAAAATCGCTCATATAGACATCCGCGGCCCCCACGATGGTCGTCGGCTGGTCGCCAGGAGCCATATACCGCTGGGCAGCGATACCGGCAAACGAACTGGCTTTCTGCTTCAGACCAGAACCAACGGTAAGCATCGTCGGATTGCCACCACTGTCGAAAACGTCAGCGATAACATCTTTCAGCAGTTGCTCGGTGAAAGTCCGAGTAGCACCGTCAGAACGAGTCGATACGCCGATGGTCGTCGGGTCAGTGCCAGACGTACCCTTGGAGGTGTTGGTCTTGATCCACGACAGAATTGCGCCGAGTTTGCGAGCGGTAGACGATGAACCAGCGTCACGCCCTTGGTTGGCAGTGATAATGGTTTCCATATCCCGCTTCAATTCGGCTGCGGCTTTCGACAACTGATAAGCCTTCTCCGAGCGCCGACCGGCCTTGTTGACCGTTTCGAGCGTACCGGACACTTGAATCGTCTTTTGAACGATCTGCGTGTAGTTGCCAAGACGGGTAGTTGGGCTGATGGTCGCGCTGGTTGCGTCTGCGCCTTCAACAGCAGCGTTAGCCGACGTTGCAGCGGCCAGGGAATCCGATTGCCACTCGTGGAACACTGCGGTCGCTTTGGTGCGAGCCAGAGTGCTCATGATCGGGGTTTCGGTCGGGCTGATGTCGTAAATGACATCGATAAGGTCTTCGCGCTGGCCAATGGCCGTATGTGCGGTAAAGGTGGGCATGATTTACTCCTATGCCAAGAATCGTTCAAAGATGGTCGCTGCGTCCCTAGCCTTGCCAGATTTACGCAAGCGGTTTCGTTCAGCTTTCAGCGCATCCGATTCTGGATTCGATACTTTCGCAGTTCCGGGCTTCATCATCTTCGGAGCCTCGCTCACCTTTTTAGTGACCTCTGGCTTGTTAGCGATTAACTTGTCGTACTGCGCGGCCTTCCAGAGCGTTAGCACTGCTCGGCTGTCATAGACTTGTGAAAGTTCCTGATCCGAGAAGCCCAGACCTTTCGCGTAAGTGCGAATGTCTTTACGGACATCCTCTCCCTTTTCGGTATTCCACTCAGGAATTGCCTGGGCAACCTTCTCAGCTTCTTGAGCCAGCACCTCTTGCAGTCGCTGCTGATGCTCCGCTTGTTGCTGTTGGGCAAGGCGAGAGCGTTCGGCTTGAACGGCAGTTAGTTGCTTCTCCCGTTGAGAAAGTTCGGCAACCTTTACGGCATAGCCAATAGGGTCAGTATCTTTCAGGTGTTCAATATCCTCCGTTTTGTTCTGCTCCGATAGAACCTTTTCGATAAGTTCTAACCGTTGCGCATACTGATCGCGGAGGGACTTTGCTTGCTCTACAGCAGCTTTCTCGGCCTCGATAGCCTTTCGCTGCTCGGCAAGCGCTTGGGTTTTCTGCGTGTAATCAGTGCCAAGCTGGTAAGACCTAATCAGGTCATCCAAAGAAACTTCGCGTTCCTCACCTGCGGCTTTCACCCGGTAGCGCGGTGTTTCCTCAACTTCCTGCGTCTCCTGCTCAACCTGCGGCTCTTGCTCCTGTGAAACCTCGGGAGTCGGTTCGTCACCTTCCTCTGGTCCCATTAGCCCAAGAATCGCGTTGGCTGCACCGTCAACACTCAGCGGTCCACTTCCGTTAGGAGTCGTGTCCATATTCACCCGTTACAAGTTACAAAATCTTCCAGCGTTTGCGTTCGATCTCTTTCGTATCAGCGATACTCTGGAAATGCGAGCGAATAACTGAAAGCGCCTTAATCATTCTATACGCATTTTCTCTAACGTCAACATCGTGCTCTAGCGAGTTCACAATCGTCTGGATTTGCAGATCGTGGAGTTTAGTTAACTCAGCGACAAACTCCTTATCCCGCATTAGATTCGCAGCGCGTTCCGGGTTCAACCTGGAATCTCCACGTTAGCGGAAATGCCGGCACCGACCTTCGCTGCTTTCAATTGAGCCTCTACTTGAAACTCCTCCCGCTTCAGCATAAGTTCAGCAGCGGCTTTTTCGCGTGCAAGCTGAATATCAGCCTGTGCCTTGATGCGCTTTGTTTCAATGTCAGCCAAAGCCTTCTGCCGGTCGATCTCAATCTGGGCTTGAGCCTGGGCAAGCATGGCATCCATCGGTCCCGGCTGCTGCTGCTGCGGAGGTGGATTCGACAGGGCTTGATCGACTTCAGGCGGGATCTCTTTGAAGAACTCCGCTGAGTCTTTAAACCCTGCGGCCTCGATAAACCTCCCGAGCGTAGCCCGATACTGTCCGACAGACACGAGCGGATTGGCAGGACCGTAGGCTTGCAGAATGGCTTCCTGCTTTGCCAGCACCATCTGGAGCATCGCCATCTGCTCCTGCTTCGATCCGGTCCCAAGTCCGACAGAGATCGACACGTCATACTGGTTCGACCACTCTCGCGGGTCCATCTCGACATACTTGCCGCGCATCCGAATCAAGCGAGGCTTGTCCTGATACTTGCAGAGTAGGTGCAGAATGCCCTTAAACAGGCTCTTAACGCCCGTCTCAGCGAAGATTCGAGCGACTAGCTCCAGTTTCCCCTGTGCAGCCTGAGTCGTAGCAGCAACAGCCGCAGCGGTCACGTTTTGCAAGATGTTCGGGTCTAGACCTTGCTGGACATCCGACACGCCAGACCGTTTTGACTGTACACCATCGAAATAACCCAACAGCGGATACGCACTGCCAGTGACATCCGGCACAGTGATCGGCTGCACCATCCCAGGCGCTTTAGTCCGTACAACTCCACCCGGAGTGACGTTCAGCAGGTCATCGAGGTTGACTTGCCCCTCTACAACGGCACTGCGAGCGTTATTGATGAGGTAGATGTTGTCGAGAATCTGACGAGTAATCGTGGACTTGATTAGCTGGATGTCCATCACCCGATCAGCAAGCGACTGACCGAAGAACTTGTGCGGAACTGGCATCGGGCAGATTACATGGAAGGGAATGTAATCCGTTTTAATGTTCGCCTCAGTCCCGTTTGCCCAGGTCAGAATCTGCTGGCCAGAGTAGTAAATCTGCCGGAGTTCAGCAATACCGTCACCGTCAAAGTCAACATAGATGTAGCACTCGTACACCTCGGCCTGCTGCATCGTCTCGTCGAGGCTCTCCTGCTCGAACGGTTCCTCTCCAGGCGAGTATCGTGCAAGTCGCTCCTCGGTAAAGTCCAGAGAGTTGTACGCTGGCAGCGAGTTGATCTGGTCAGGGTTAAACCCCATCGCAATCAGTTCTGATCGCGTGGCGAGCCTCCTATGGGCAATAAAGGGCGCATCCTCTACGCAGGTGGCTTTCTTGCTGACAATCAACTCCTCTGGAGGCACTACGTCAATCTGAATCCGGCCAGAGTTGATGCGCTTCTGCACGACAACATTGTGCGTCGTCTGCTGCATGGCTCCCATCGGAGACGCGACTTCCTCGGTAATCGTCTCCTGTGCAACGATCTGCCGAGTACCGTCTGACATCAACAGGAGAAGCTCGTTGTCAGTCAGACCCCGATAAGCCTCCTCGTTAACGTCAACCTTCTGCTCCCAGTACGCTTTCAGTGTTCCGGTTTTCTCCAGGAGAGCGTCCTTGAACCAGTCGTGCAACAGCGCAAAACCTCGGTTGTCCTTGTAGAACACCCAGTTTGCATAGTCGGTCGCTTGCTTCGCGCCTTCCTCGTCTCCTGGGCCTACAGGCTCAAACCTACCCAGGTCATCGCTTGCAGTAAATACTCGGATGAGTTGCGGCAGCGCACCATCGACAACCTCGGCAACCTCGCCGGTAACGATCTGAGAGCGGCCCTCTACCTCGTTGCCGTAAGGTTTGCGGAGGTAGTAGTCGATTGACTGACCGCGTTCCTCTGTCGTTTCAGAGTCGAGCATCCCGATAGCATCGTCAATCTCTGCTTGCAGGATGCCTTGTAGCCTACCGATATCCATCTTGAACCTCTCGCCGTGTGTACGGGCGTTTTTCGGGTTTGGCTTTCAACTCCTCAACCTGCTTTTGTAGCTCGGCAACGAGTTTAGCCAGCGCGTCAAATTCGCGTTTAGTAACAATATTACCTTGTGGCATCAGCATCAGACAATCCAGCGAGTTTGTACGTTGATCGGCTTGCCCCAACTGGACTGCGTTTCGTTCAGCCCAATCGCAAGATAACGAAAGGCATCTGAGCCATGACTAGACCAATCATGTAGTGGTCTATCGTAGAACACTTTCTGCTTCTCGTCGAACGTCCGTCGATAGTTCCGCAGACAGTTCAACCCTTCGCTTACCGCCGGAACATTGAACCAGCAGCGCGGCAGTAGCCTACGGACAGCCTGGATACCGTCATCCACAGACAGACGCGGAGCGATCCGACACTCCAGACCAGCGGCTTGCAACACCTCGAGACGGGACTTGCCAGAGCCTAACTCCCTTACCTGTACGTCGTGCGGGACAATGTTCTCGGCCTTATGCCAGTCCCGGTTTCGTAGCTCTCGGACGTACCAATCCAGTCCAACTCCGTGGTTCTCGATGTAATCCAGAAGTTTTACTTCCTGCCCGTGAACCTGTGCCACCCAGATAGACGTAGAGTCACCAATACCCAAGTCCCATGCACAGACGGTCTTGCAGAGGTCATCCCGCTTGATCTCGCAGAACCTCCCCTCCCCTTCCATCTGGTTGAGTTGGTGTCCGTAGTACGCACCCTCGATAGCCGCGTGGAAAGAACACTCGAACTCTTGGTCGTACTTGTCTTGACCCATCTCCCGCAGGGCGTCATCTAGTTCAGCCTGGGCAATGATCTTGGTCTGGCTGGCCTTGAACTCCAGCAGCTTCCAACCCGGTTCGTTGATCGCTCGGTTGCGGAGGTCAAAGAAGTGATTCTGGCCCTTTGGCGTCCCGATGAACAGTGCCCAGCCTTTTCGGTCGGCTAGGGCAGGGCGAATCACTTCGTTCCAGATCTTCGGGTTTTGATCCCCCACCTCATCAAGAACCACTCCGTCAAAGTAACTTCCCCGAAGTGAATCTGGGTTGTCCGATCCGTATAGCCCGATCCTGCGGTCCCAGAAGTCAACACGAAGCTCTGAAATGTTGGCTGTTCCACCGAGCGGTGCGGCAAAGTGGGTGAGGTAGTCCCAGGCAACTCGCTTGGCTTGGCTGTAGGTTGGGGCAATGTAGGCATATCTCGGTCGTTCCAACTGGCACATCACCGCCGATTTTATTAGCTGGTTGATGGCACTGACAGTCTTGCCTAATCTTCTATGCGCAACTACAACCGCGAACCGATGCGAGTTGAGAGCGTCGTGTATCTCAATCTGCGGCTCTCGCGGAGCGTAAGGGATTACGATTTCTCTGACGCCCATGTCACTGCCATTTTAAGCGGTCCGCCTTCAGCGTTCGCGTGTTCAACCACATTATGCTCTCGCCACCCTGCTCGCGTCTTAAGCCAGAAGATCATCGCCGCGGTATTCCCTGCCTTTGCTTGTTGGAAAAGCGTCTGAGCAACAGCAGCATTGGCCTCCATCCTGCCTTCAGTAAGCTCCTGCTTGTAATGCTTTGTCAGCGTGTCGTGGTCAATCTGTAGCTTGTCGGCAATGTCAACGTAACGCACCCCGACAGCGGATAGCGTCTTGACTAGCCGACGATCCTCATCTGACGGTTTATGCCGCTTGCCTTGCATTTTTTATGTCCGAAAGTTCATTAAATGACTTGCCAGTTTCCTCTAACGTCGCGGTCTTGCTGGTGAAGTCTTGCCAGCGTTTGACGATTACGTCGCAGAACTTTGGATCAAACTCCATGATGAAAGCCTGTGCGTTATGCTTTTCTGCTGCGATCAATGTTGACCCAGATCCGCCAAAGAAGTCTGCAACGGTGTTTACCGATAACTTAAAGCGTCTTAGAATCCATTCCATTAACGCCACCGGCTTTTGGGTTGGGTGGACTCGGTTCTTCTTTTCCGATGCCATTGTGAATTGACGTACGACGCTTCGGAAATTCGCCCACGCCAGTTCGCAGTCAGTCTGGTCAGACTGCCCGTTGTCTTTGTCCCAAACCAGCCAACATTCACTATCCGGCAAAACAGAGCAGTAGTAATTTGCGCCCCACCAGATCTGCTTAGAATCTGGCCACATACCATAAATTAAGCGAAACGCATCTTTTGCGACATCCGGCGTGTCATCTCCAAGAATGTCTTGTTTGTAGTTTTTCTTCAACACGGAAGACTTGCTTACAGCATTCATACCATATGGTGGGTCGGTGTGAATGCAATCAGGATTAACACCATTCATTAGGCGCTCAACATCATGCAGAATTGTGCTGTTGCCGCACATTACCCGGTGCTTGCCAAGCAGCCACACATCCCCCAGCTTCGTAACCGGATCAACTGGAGCCTCTGGAACCTCGTCCTCGTCCGTCAGCCCTTCCGTCAACTCTACCGGCATCAGCGCGGCAATCTCATCGGCTGAGAATCCGGTTAGGTCAGTGTCAAACCCTAAATCTTTCAGGTCGGCAAGCTCAATCGCCAGCAGGCTGTTGTCCCAGTCAGCATTCAGCGCCAGCTTGTTGTCGGCCAGAATGTAAGCCTTGCGCTGCATCTCCGTCAGATGCGACAACCTTACTGCGGGAACCGTGTCCTTGCCTAGCTTACGAGCGGCCATCACCCTGCCGTGGCCAGCAATGATGCTGTTGTCGTCGGCTATCAGGACAGGATTGTTGAACCCGAACTCTTTGATTGACGCTGCAATCTGTGCAACCTGCGCGTCCGAGTGAGTCCTGGCGTTGTTGACATACGGGATCAGCTTCTCAATGCTGATTTGTTCTACTTGCATACGCACTCCTATTGGGTCATGCGCTTTACATTTTACTACGTTCTGATATTAGCCTGTCAATCTGCGGGTCGCCTACTTGCTCCTCTGTTGGAGCGAATAGAGCGCGTTTCCGTCCGTCCGTGATACCAGGGTCGCACAAGTAATACATGGCCAGACTGTTTCTGGTGACATCCTCTGGACAGGTTATCGGCTCCGGTAGACCATGCCATGACCCGCGAGTGTCGAATATGACTGCGCGGTTGAAGTAAGGTTTGATCGACTTTACTAGCTTCCGCTTTTTGTCGTACAGCCCGAGGTGCCCACCCCAACCTTCGTCCCAGTTGGGAGTCATGTAAACGATGATGTTGAGCCTGCGCTGGAGATTTAGCTTTGGGTGCAGGTTGTAGTCCAAGTGGACGTTTAACTTGCCGCCTCTGCCATGTTGGTGTAGTCCTCCACCGTGTAACCCGTAGTCTGGATAAAGTACGTCTCCTGCCTTGTGGCTGAGGAACATTGTGAACCCAGTCTCACACATACTCTGAAAGGCTCGGTAAGTAGCTGGACCGAACCGTTGCCAGTTGTTGCAGGTCTGCTTGATCTCTAGCGGGTTGTCGTAGCGGAACCAACAGTCATCGTCTGGATGCGGGAACTCTCGCGCTATTTCTTCCGCTTCCTCGAAAAAGTCCTCGACGATAGCGTGCCAGAAAGGTGTTTCGCTTATCGTTATCCTCACCGCTTGTTTCGCTCGCTGATAGCCTTTGCCTTGGCTTTAGCGTCTGCCTTGCTGGATGCGCCCCATGCCTTCAGAGACAGCAGTAGACGGGTAGGCTTACCGTCCTTGTACTCCGGCCCAGGCATATTGCCCATCCGCGCTAGGAACGATGCTCTGCGAGGGTTGTCGCCTGACTTTACCGGAGGCTTTAGGTCGCTGCCAGGGTTGGCTCGCTCGTAAGACTTACGCCCAGCCTCGTTCAGCCCACCCTTGGGATTCTTGCCCGCCTTGCGAGTCCATGCGGCACTCATTTCTTGGCTGCTCTCATGTTGTCCACGAGGTTGGGGTAGGGTCGGCCAGCAGACTTAGCCATCGCTTTCGCTGATCGCTTCTGCTTCTTCGACAGAGCGTCAGGCTCGCCCAGCTTTTTCGGACGGGGCTTGTCCCAGATTGGCTTCATTTCTTGGCTGGCATCTTTTTGTAGGCTTTTTTGGGAGTCTTGGCAATCATCTCCTTTGCCACAGACATCGGAACGCCAGTCTGCTTCGCCACTTTCTTGCTACCAGCGGCTGCGTACATGAGACGTTGTTGCGCTTTGCTAGTGATCGGCATATCAGTCCTCGACAATAGAAGTTAGATGCCCAATCCGGCCCCTAACACCTATTTTACCGACTTCGTTCAGAATGTCACGAGGCAAGAACTTGTAGAAGCCGTGCTCCATGTCGAACACCTTTCCACCGTCCCACTGCTGGTGAAAGAACAACTCGATCTGCTCCAACGTCTCCAACATATGCGGGATCAGGTTGTAATCGAACGAGTACAACCGAGTCATCAGCATACCGTCCGTCCCAACGTAGTCCAACGGATACCCTGTACGCCTAGCCTGGGCAAACGTCGCCTTGTTCGCAATGTGAGCCTCGATATTGAAGTGCTCGGTTAGCATGTACCGACCGGAAATCTTGAAAACGTGACTGTATCGGTTGGGGATGTCGCGCAGAATGCTTATCGTTGTATGCAACTCGATAGCGTTCTTGATATACGCAACGTCTCGGTTTGTTTTGCGAACGTCTTGAATGAACTGCGATCCGTAGTGTTTTACCGTCGCACGAGGAAATATCACATTCTGATGCTCGAAACTGGATTCCAACACCCAGATTGACGCAATTGGACACGCTCGGTGAATGCTCTCAATCGTTTGTTGCGTCTCGTACAACCGTTGAGCATCGCCATTGATCGCAGAAGTGACGATAAACAGAATCACCATTTACCTCGCGTTGATTTCCACTCCTGCCGAGCAAACACCATCTCACCGGAATACGGAAGGCCAGCAAAGTGATCCGGCAGGAAAAAGTGACTCGGCCAGATTGTAAGGTCACGGTATTGGTTGTTCACCCAGGTACTCGTCAACCGCGTCGGCCCACAGAACTGCCATGCCATCAATTCACCCGGCTCGTCGTGCATCAGGTCATCCACTATCTGACCGATGAACGGATGCCCAGGGATCGCGCCCACCGCACCGTTGGACAGCAACCCAGGCCTGAGTAGCTCCGACTCCCACGAGCACCACACCTCCGGCTCTAGCATCCACTCAGGAATGGCTCTAGAAGGCTCAGAATCAGCGTCTAGCGCGATTCCACCGTGTTCGTAGAGTATCTCCCAGCGCATACAGTCTGCTACGCCACAAAGCTCTGTTTTCCAGAAGTGCTTCATGTGCTTGGCAAGCCTCCAACCTTTCGATAGGTCGGAGTTGCCCCACAGGTTGACTTCAAAGTCAGGGTTGAGGTTCTTCCACTTTTGGATGGTTTGGAGTGGCGCTTTGGTTTCGTCACCGACCCAGATGAAGTGCAGGATTTTCGGAATCATCGAGTTTGATCTTGTATGCGGTTAGGCGAGCGGTTGCAGCGATTTGGACGCACAGTTCAAGCGCTTCTGTCGTTCGCTTCTTCAGCATCGCTTCGTGCATCTGTTTCATCATCCTCTGCATCTCTAGATACCCTTCCACCCAGTCGATCATATTGTCGCTTCCAGAGTTTGTGGTTGATTCGGAATGTTCTACGGTCGATTGCTTTGAACGGGACATTGGAATTACTGGTGTCATTCATCACCTCAATCAGTTTTCTACGGTAGTGACCAGGATCAATGTTCAGCAGGTCAAAGTATCCGTCTGATGTGTCTGTGAACAAGAAGTCGAACGCTGATGCAGATTCCGGCTGTAGTTGCAAGTCTTTCTTACCAATTGGAGTGTGCATTGTGTCACGCACAGCCAAACTTACAACAGCGGATAGTAGTCGTATTTCAGGCTCTGCTGATCGCATCTTTTGCCCTTGTGATTGCGCGGTTGATCCAGGTCGGTGGCATGGCAAGCTCGGCAGATACGAAGTAAATGCTCTGCTTCGGCCATTGAACGTAGACAGCTTTGACAGCCTGTCGGACTTCCTCCGGTAGCGATCTAATCGTCTGGTCGATCAGTTTCGCATCCATCTTGTCCACCGGCTCCAATTTGTTGATCCAGCCTGCCCAGTTCACCAACCGATCCTCTGTAGTGCCTAAACCATGCTTTTCCGCAGTCATGACAAAAATGAACCTCCGCAACGTGATTGTCTTCGATTGTTTCGGTGTAGCCTTCCAGCCCACCGCATTTAGAGCAAGTGTCTTTACGCATTTGTTTCATTTAGCTTTGCTTCGATGGCGCGGGCAAACTCCGCAAAACAGCTCGGAGTTCCGATGCTCATTCCAAGCCCCCGTTTATTGCCCAATCTTTAGCCTTCTCCAACAAGAACACCGCTTCCGCTCTGGTCATATGACTGCTAAATGTAAGCAGGTCGTTCTCGTCGTCATAACCAACCAGCAGAATGTCTGCA